GACTGATGAGCCGAATATATTAACAAGTTTAATTAACGTTTTACAAAACTAAAAAATGGACAATTTAGAATTAAAGGCTCAGGAGTTGCTAGATGCAAACAAAGCTAAAACACTAGATGAGGCAAAGACCATCATCGCAAACGCTATCAGCGAAGCTACAAAAGCAGTTGATGCAAAATTAGAAGATGCAGTAAAATCTGCAAATGTTCGTATAGACGAAATGGACAAAGCATTGCTTGAAGCCAAATCTGAAAACAACAGAATCAAAATGGATGCACAAAGCAAAGAGCCAGTATCTTTCAATAAGGCATTTGCAACTGCTATGGATGAGAACTCTGATAATTTGGAGAAATTCCGTAGAAAAGAAATCAAGCAGTTTGCAATGGAATTGAAGACTGTAGGTGATATGTCACTAGCTAACATTACTGATCTTGCTGCTGCAAACGTTCAGATGTTACCGGGCATCATTCCTGCTGCACCTAGAAAATTGCACATCAGAGCATTACTTCCAACAGGAGTTATGAACACTTCTGCAATTCACTACTTGCAAGAGACAGGTTCTGAGGGATCAGTTGCTGCATGGGCAGATAATTCAGGTACAAAATCTCAAATTGATTACGATTTAACTGAAGAGGTAGCACCATCTGAGTTTATTGCAGGTTACCTTCGTATTACTCGCAAGGCATTAGATGATATTTCAGCAATGAGATCTTATCTTCAAAGCCGTTTGTTAGAGCAGTATCTTGATGCTGAGGATAATCAATTACTTAACGGATCTGGTGTTTCTCCAAATCTAGGCGGTTTGATTACTAATGCTGAGGCATACACAGGTTTCCGTACCATTCAGGTTGAGAAGTTATTAGATTCAGTTGCACAAATTGAAAGCAACAATCACTCTGCAAATGGTATTCTTGTTAGTCCTGAGCAGTTCTATGCTTTGATGCTTACTAGAGGCACAACTAATGACTACACTCTTCCGGGTGGAGTTGCAGTTGATCTTGTAAATGGTCAAATGTTTATCTCTGGAGTTCCAATCTTCAAGTCTACTGCAATGAGCGATTCTAAGTATTTAGTTGGTGACTGGTCAAAAGGTGCGCAACTATTTGTACGTGAGAATCCAATTGTAAGATTCTTTGAGGAGGATGGTACAAACGTTCGTGAGAACAAAATCACAGTTCGTGTTGAAGGTCGTATTGCTTTACCAATATACTACACAGATGCGTTTGTAACTGGTTCACTTAACGCTAATCCTAGCTAATTTTTTTGGTTAATAAGTGTAAGGATGAAAAGCCTGTCATTAATTTGGCAGGTTTTTTTTATTTCATTATGTTATATAAATAATTACCTTTGCTTTATGAAAAGGGTAATAAATTTCTCAGGTGGTAAAACATCAGCATTAATGACTATTCTTTTAAAGCCAACAGAAAACGATATTGTTCTATTTACAGATACAGGCAGAGAGCATCCATTAACATACAAGTTTATAGATGACTTTGAAAAGAACGAAGGTATTAAAGTTCATAGAGCAGAATATACTAATGATAAAGCACCGGGTTTAAAAGGATTTGATGCATTGATTGAATCTAAAAAATTTGTACCTAATAGAATGCAAAGATTTTGCACTTCAGAATTAAAAATATTGGTTGCAAAAAGATATTTAAGAAGTTTAGGTATTATAACATTTGAGAATTATATAGGATTTAGAGCAGATGAAGAACGAAGGGTAAATAATTATAAAAACAAATACAAAAGAGTTTTACCAAAATTTCCTTTATTTGATAAAGGAGTTAATAAAGAAATGGTTAATCAATATTGGTTAACTAGATCATATACTTTAGAGATACCATCAATTTTAGGCAATTGCGATTTATGTTTTTTAAAGGGTAAGGATAACATAATAAAAATTATGCAACACTTTCCTGAGTTGGCTCAAAGATGGATTGATGATGAAGCAAAAGTAAAAGATAAAGGTCATAAAAATGGCAAAGCAACTTATTTTGGAAATATCAGTTATGCCGAGTTATTTAGAGCAGCACAATCACAAAAATCATTATTTGATTTACAAGATGCTTTACCTGCTTATGATTGTTCATGCTCAGTAATTTAATATGTTCAAAGCCAATTTTATAGGTCAAGAGGGATTATACAAACACAAAGAGTATGAAATCAGAATTGGCGTCATAAATGGATGGATTCATGTCCGCAGGAAGTGTGGAGCAGGTCGAATAAATTATCCATCAATATTAGAGTTTATAAAAGACTGGGATAACATTAGAAAAATCAACCTATAACTTGACAAATAATTTAAAAAGTAAACCTAAAAGTTAACAATTTATGAGAATTTTCCATCTAGGTTTATGCGTTGGTCCTCCTCCTTTTGATTCAATGCGCAAAGCGTTTTTAGCTAACTCAAGCGATTACATAGAGTTAAGCACAGGAGACAAGGAGGTAAATAGAAAAGCTATTGCAATGGCTAAAGCATTTAAGCCTGATATTATATTCATGCAAATTCAAGCACCTAACATCATCCAAATAGAAACTGTCAAGGAAATGAAAAAGACAGGAGCATGGATTTGCAATTGGAACGGCGATATAAGAGATGCAACTCCAAAATGGATGATAGAAATGGCTGAGTATGTAGACCGCACTTTGTTTACTAATTTAAGAGATGCAAATAATATTAAGAATGGAGGCTATTTAGAGATTGGTTATGATCCTGAGATATACACTCCAGAGGGCAATTCTTTGAACTTAAAAGAAATTGGTTTTTTTGGCAATAATTACGGACATACTATGTTCCCATTGTCAAATATGAGAATAGAAATGAATGAGTTATTAAATAGGCATTATAGAGGGCAGTACGGAGTCTATGGCAATAACTGGAATAATGCCTCAGGTAATTTCAATCATAGTCAAGCAGATGAATCAAAAGCATATAGAGGTATTAAGATAGGTATTAATTTAAGCCATTTTGATGAGCCTAAATACTCAAGTGATAGGATATTAAGGATAATGGGATCAGGGTGCTTATGCCTAGCTAAAGAATATCAATTTATGCCTTTTACGGATGGTGAGCATTTAAGAACGTGGAAAACATTTCCTGAGTTAATTGAACTGATAAACTATTATTTGGCAAATGAAGCTGAACGCAAACAAATAGCTAAACAAGGTCAGGAATATGTAAAACAAAATTTTACTTTTGATAACATGGTAAAGAATTTAATAGAGATATATGAGCAAGTTTAAGGTATTAGGATTTATGACAATCCATTATGCAGGAGATTATTTAAAAGAGTCTTTGCTATCAGTTGTTGACCATTTAGATAAAATGGTTATCTCTTACAGTAAGCAACCATCGCAAGGACATGGAACGCAAATGGAATGCCCAGATAATGAGCAATACATTTTTGATACTTGCAAAGAGGTTTTAGGTGATAAAATGATTTGGGACAGAGCAGATAGATACGGCGCAGAGAATGAGCATCGCAATGTAAAATATAAATATACGCATGGCTTTGATTTAGTATTGACAGTAGATTCAGATGAGGTTTACAAATCAGATGAGTTAGAAGCATCCTTTGAGTATGCCTACTGGGGCATAGAGAGATTTTATGGCATTGAAGGATTTATAAACTTCTGGCGATCGTTTGACTTTGCTTGTTACGATGGATTTAGACCAATTAGGTTAGAGAATTTACATCGCAAGAATAATACCCAAAACCTAAACCTAAAGCAGACTATTTATCATTTCAGCACCTGTCAGCCTGAGCCTATTATGAGATACAAATATTTAGTATTTGGTCATGCTAATGAAGTTAAAACAAATTGGCTAGATGAGATATTTTATAAATGGACACCAGATAATCAAATAAGCGATTTACATTGTGTTTCTTACAATTTATGGAACGCAGTATCATTTGATAAAAATACTTTGCCTGAGAGCCTTAAAATACATAAGAACTTTAATAAAGAGTTAGTATGAGCGATATAGATTATGCAAAAGAAATCAGGAAACAAGTTAACATCCTAAACGAGTTAATTAAAGAGGCTGAGGCTAATGATTTAGATATTGTTATATGGCAGTTTGGCAAACAGGCAGAGCATACCTTGCAGGTTAAGATAACAAAAACAGTTGAGTTATGAATGCTGCCATTATTATAGATGATAGGGAAGCGATAGCAAATAAGGCTATCTCAGAGCATAAAAAGTATTTATCTGATGATTGGGTTGTTTTAAATATAAAGCCTCCTTATGAGGGCGGGATTTACCACATAAAGACTCCTCAGGTTTATAACAACATATTGACTAATGCTAACTTTTGGAAGGGTTGTATTTATGATAGGGTGCTAATATTTCAGCATGATTCTGGATTGTTAAAAACAGGCATTGAGGAGTTTTTAGAATGGGACTTTATAGGAGCGTGGATTAAGAACATACCTGGTTGCATGAACGGAGGTTTAAGCATACGCAATCCTAAAGTTATGTATGAGATTTGCTCAAAGCATCCATATAAAGGCATGGGAGTACATGGCAATGAGGATATTTACTTCTGCAATAAAATGCGTGAATTAGGCTATAAGTTGCCCGATAAGGAAACTTGTAATAAGTTTTCCGTAGAGACAGAGTTTGAGTTAGGCTCGGTTGGTTATCATGCAATAGATAAGTATCATAATAATTACAAAGAAATAATAAAGCAATATGAAAATAGTTAGGTTTTTATTTCACATGATAGCAGGAGCATTTTGCTTGTTAGGGTTTAGTTTTATATTGTTAGCAGTAATAGGGTTGATTAAATATATATGGTAAACCTTTATACATCCTTTTACAAGGATAAGAATCCAAAGAGGCAAAAGGAGTTATTATATTGCCTGAAACAAAATATCGCTAACAATCTAATAGATAACATTTATTTAATTGTTGATGGTGATGTTAAACTGCCTGTATCAGATAAACTTATAATAATTAAAGGCAATAGACCAACTTACAGGGATTTCTTTGATTTAGTGAGCAATACTGTTACTCATGCTAATCAAATATCAATTATCTGCAATACAGATATCTACTTTAATGAATCTTTAGAACTGTTAGACTTTTATGATAGGCAATGTGTAGCGTTGAGCAGATGGGATTATAACAGAGGCAGATTAAAGTTACATAATGAGCGTTATAGTCAAGATACATGGATATTTAGAGGCAAGATTAGAAATGTTAGATTTGCAGACTTTTACATGGGCATTCCGGGTTGTGATAACAGAATAGCTTATGAATTAAACAGAGCAGGTTATAGGTTGTCTAATCCTGCAACAAAAGTGCAATCAATACATTATCATGAGAGCGATATTCATAACTATAATCATGAAACGCCAAAAGTGCCTAGACCATATTTATATATAGAGATAACATGAAAATTTTACTAAGTCCGGGCATTTACTTACCACACCAAAGGGCAGGATCAGAAATCTGTTTGCATCGTATCTGCAAGTATTTAATGAGCAAAGGTCATGAGGTAAAAGCCGTAACTCGTTATCCTGAGAATTATGAATATGAGGGCATAGAGGTTTACTCACAAAAAAAAGATTATAAGGTTTGCCATAATAACTTATGGGATTGGGCAGATTTAGTTTTCTGTCAACTGTCAGGCACTTACTATGCAATGAACAAGCAGAGGTTAAATGCTAAGAAGGTTATAAACTTTGCTCATAACAATGCAGGTTATCCTCAAGTCAATATTAGAAAAAATGTATTTACTGTCTATAACTCAGAGCAAACAAAAAAGGAGTTGAACTATTTACAAGAAACATACGTATTGTATCCTCCTGTTAATTACAGAGACTTTGAGAATGTAGATACAAGCAAAGCTGAATACATTACGCTGATAAACCATAACGAAAACAAAGGAGGTCAGATATTAATAGAGATTGCAAAGCGAATGCCTCATCATAAATTTATGGCAGTTCAGGGCGGTTACTATCATCAGATAGTAGATGCAAAAGCAAAGAATATTAAATACGTTGGCATTACGGATGACATTAGGAAATATTTAGCAATGACTAAACTGCTTATATCTCCTAGTGATTATGATAGCTACGGCATGGCTCAAATAGAAGCCTTGTGTTGCAATATCCCTGTAATTGCATCTGATATACCGGGATTCAGAGAAAGTCTCTCAGATAGCGCCATTTTTGTTAAGAGGAATGATATTGACGCATGGGTTGAGGCAATAAAAAATAGTGAACAATTATTTAAGAATAAAAAGCCTATTGAGAGGGCAAAGGAATTAGATCCTGTCAAGGAGTTGGCAAAGTTTGAAAAATGGCTAATAAAAATTAGTAAATTAGCGATAAAATAATGGAAGATAAAATAGCGAAGGATAAGCCTTTTAAAAGTAAAAAAGAATATGGATCAATTAAACGTAGTGAGCCTTGCCCAAGCGAAGTTGTGGCTGAGGTTAGACGAGGATTACGAATACGAGGATGGATTAATAACTGCATTAATAAAATCTGCGGTCAATCAGGTTGAGCAATACACTCTGCAAGTATTATATCAAAGAACATTAACTGAGATAACTGATAGAAAAGGCAGTCTAAGGATTTTTAATTATCCTGTAATATCGGTTGAGGATGTTGTAGATAGAGATAATGTTGCATTAGATTTTATAACAGAAACTAGTCAATGGTATACTGAGGTTTTGATTGATCAGCCGGGATTTAATACTGTTACCTATGTAGCAGGTTATGATTGGGATTATAATGGTGGCTCTGATGTACCTGATGATATAGAGACTGCGATAAAGGAGTTAATTACTTTTCTTTATGAGAATAGAGATAATCCAAAAGAGGAAATGCCAAAGGTGGTTACTTATTTACTTGCGCCTTATAAGCGTATAACTTTATTCTAATGAATCCGGGCAAGTTAGATAGGCGCATAACGTTTGGAACGTTTTTAAGCGTTGAGAATCAATATCAGGATTATGTAATTACGTTTGTGCCTGTATTAGTTACATGGGCAAATGTAAAGCCTTTTGATGGCAGTAGACAGTTGGAAGCAGGTGAGCAGGTAATAAATCAGGGTTATAGATTTACTACTCGTTACAGAAGAGATTTTGAGCCTACAAAAGACATGAGGATTTTATATGAGGGCAACTATTATACAATCCATTCAGTAAGGGATTTAGATGATCGCAGAAGATTTAATGAGATATTAGCCAGAGTAACAGATGAGAACTCCCAAAATTGATATTAGTAAACTATTAAAGCAGATAGATGATTTTGGTGATGATGCTCAAATATTAGCCGTTGCAATTACTAATGTAACTGCCGATGATATGGTTACTGATGCCAAGTTAAAAGCACCTGTAGATTTAGGTCAATTACGTTTATCAATTGGTCATACTACTGCGAGGGTTGGTTATAATAAATCCTTTTTTTTTGCTAATGCTCCTTATTCTGCTTATGTAGAGTTTGGCACAGGAGGAAGAGTTAGTATTCCTAAAGGTTTTGAGGAATTAGCATCTCGTTATAAAGGTAAAGGAATTAGACAAATTGATATAAAACCTCAGCCATTTTTTATACCTGCCTATTTACAGAACATTCCTATTTATCGCAAAAAGTTAGTAACTGCATTAGATAGGGAGACTAAAAAATATAATGCCAAAAAATAATTATATTTGATGAAATGAAGGATCCGAATCTATCTGTTTTAAACGCTTATAAAGATGCTTTAGCTAATTTAATAGTTGGAGGCATTGATATACCTGTTTATAGCAAATCTGCTCCTTTAAAAAACGTACCGAAAAAATACGTAATTTTGTCAAGCCAGACAAAGCAACAAAATAAAACAAAGTGCAATTATTGGTATGAATGCACAATGACTGTCCAAATAGTAACAAAATATCCAAATGGAACAGGTGATTTGAGTTTTGCGATGGTTATAGGTGAAGAGATAGCAGAGTTAATACAAGTTGATGGAATTACTTTAATTGATTTCCATAACGTAGAAACAATGCAAAATTTAAGTACAGAGGTAATTTTAGAGACAGATACGGAAAACGTATTTCAATACATATTAATTTTTAATCATAAACTAAACATCAATTAAAATGGCAGACGAGCAATTTTATTCAGGCAGTTTATTCATGCTATACATCCGTAACTCAGGTACATGGAAACCAGTAGCGTGTTTAACTTCTAACGGAATTTCTGAATCATGGGATTTCGCAGAAACAGTAACTAAATGTGATCCAGGCGTGACTCGCAGAAAACCTACTACTTATTCTTATGAGATTCCTTTTGAGGGAGTTTTTACAGATACAAGCGGTGCAGGTGGCGATACTGCAAAAGCATCATGGGACACTATCAAAAACCTTGCAAGAGCAAAGACTTTGACTGAATATCAGATAGCATTGTTAAGAGAAAATGGAACAGAAGATCCTAATTTTTCTGCTCAGTTTGGTGCTGCTTATTTTAGCGCATTAGATATAACAGGTGCTGAAGGTGAGTTTATTACTTTCTCAGGTACTATGTTAGGTGATGGTGATATAACTGAAACTGATCCTTATCCGGGTTACTAAATGGAAGGTCATTTAACGTATAAAATCGGTGAGGTTGATAGGCAGTTTTTCTTTGGTAATTATGCTTTAGAGCAGACATTAACTCATTTTGATTCATCAGTTTCTGATTTATCTGATTTGCTAGGAAAGCAGTTACTGCCATTTCTGCGAGTGTTTATTTACCATGCTGCAAGTTATCCGATACTAAAGAAAGGTGAGATAGTTGATTTTACCGAGTTTGATGTACATGAATGGATTGATACTGCGGGAGGTTCTGGAGGTGAATTTATTTTAGTAGTATCAAAGGAAGTATTTAGAGTTTTAGGATTAAATACAGAGCAGGTAGAACAAAAAAAAAGCAAGGCGGAAAGTTAAATTGGAATAAAGATGTGCTAACATTTGCTTTTGGTGAACTAGGATTAATGCCTGATGATTTTTACGCCTTGACATGGAATCAATATATTCTTAAATGTCAAGGCTTTTTTAATAGAGAAAAAAAGGAATGGGAGCGGATAGGATGGGCAACATGGAACGGAATGAGAGTTCATGTAAATAAAGGGATGCCAACCTATAAAAAGTTTATGTCATTTATTTATGAAGATGAGCAGATTAAAGACATGGACAGAATAAAAGAACAAATGAATAAGGCGATGCTTAAATATTTGGAAAATGCAAGGAATTGAGATACCTATTGGTGCTGATTTAAGTCAATTAAAAGCTGCGCAAAAGGAAATAAAAGACAGATTAAAACAATTAGCCGACGATGCAGGTAAAGCTGGTGCCGGGTTAGGAGATAAATTAGTAAAAGGTTCAAACTCTGCTGCCTTTGCCTTAACTAACTTAGGCAGGGTTGCTCAGGATGCTCCATTTGGATTTATAGGTATTCAGAACAACTTAAATCCTTTGCTTGAATCATTCCAACAATTAAAGAAAGAAACAGGCAGTACAGGATCAGCGTTAAAAGCATTAGGTCAGTCTTTAATTGGTCCTGCGGGATTAGGTATTGCTTTATCAGTTGTTTCAGCAGGTATTTTGTTTTATCAGCAATATCAGCAAAGAGCAAACAAAGAGGTTGTAACGGCTAAAAAAGTTACTGACGAGTATATAAACTCTTTAAACCAAGTTGATCAGGCTAGGTTAAAAGGTGGTCAGAATGCAGCAGCTGAATTAACTACTTTAAAATTATTATACGATCAGTATCAAAATGCAGCTTTGCCTTTAGAAAAAAGAAAAGAAGCATATAAAGAAATTCAAAAGTTATATCCTGCATATTTTGGCAATTTAAAATTTGAAACATCAGCAACTGATAAAACAAAAACTGCTTATAACGGATTAACAGAATCAATATTAGCAACTGCTAGAGCCAGAGCAGCGGCGGATTTAATTACTAAAAATTCAACCAGACAGTTAGAGAATGAGCAGAAGGTAATTGACTTAAATAAGCAGATTCAAGATGAACGGACAAAGCAATTAAAATTACAGGCTCAAGTTGAAAGCCAGAATCTATTAGCAAAACAAGAACTCAATTTATTAACATCTAAGCAAAGAGATATATTAAACCAGTATTTAAAAGCAGGTTTTCAGGAGAATGAATTAACAAAGGTTAAGAATAATTTATTAACTGATACCAATGTACTTACTGAGCAAAATATACAGTTACAAAAGGCTGCGACTGCTGAAGTATTAAAAGGTGGTAAAATTAGTGGAAGTGTAGCAGGAGAAAAGTTAAAAGAGACAGAAAACGAAAAAAGAAGATTCTTTGCTTTAATTAATGATTTTAAAGGTATTGCAGAAACTGGTAAAAAAGAAATTGCAAAAACTTTAAGCGGGGGTAAGCCTTTAATTGATATTAATACTTTATTAAGTACAAAGGGTTTTATACCTGATAATATAGGTAAGCAACTTTATACTCCATTCCAAATATTACAAGATAATATTAAGTTTGATTTATTGCCTCAATTAGGTACATCATTTAAGACATTCTTTGATGATATATTAATGAATGGTAATTTTTCTTTTTCGGCTTTAGGTCAGGCAATTAAAAATACTTTTTTATCAGTAATTGCAAGTGAAGCTGCGCAAGGAGTTTTAAATCTATTAGGTTCTAAAGGTGGTAAGACTGAAAAGGGTGGCGGATTATTAGCAGGTGTTGCAGGTTTGTTTGGTGCAAGTAAAAAAGCTGCACCACTAGCAAATATTGCTAAATCAACTGGAGGCATATTGGGTTCAGCCGCAACTCTTACTGCACCAGTAGCAGCAACAGGCGGAGCATTGTTACCTATCTTAGCAGGAGTAACTGCAATAGCAGGAATAGCATCATTATTTAAAAAGAAACAACAAGCACCTATTCCACAAGCATCATCAACTATCAGCACAAGTGCAGCAGGATCATCTCAGGATTTTGGAGGTGGTCGAGTTGTATTTGAGATTTCAGGAACTAACTTAATTGGTGTATTAAATAGAGCAGGTGCTAAACTTCAAAGATTCGGACCATAATGTATAACCTTAAATACTTTTTTACCTTTTACGCAGATAGAGATACTAGGATTGAGAATGGTACTCCAGATGATTATACTTGTGATATATCGCAATTAGATTATGATGGTGAAGTAATAGAAATTCAGGCTCAACAAAATCCTATTCAGATTAATTATCAGAATACTTCAAGCAATAAGCTAGAGGCTATCATAGGTTCTGAGGCTACGTTAAACCTAATAGCTACTGAGGACTTTGAATTAGAGGATTTATATACTGAGAATGAACGTGAATTTTTAGTAGAGATATTTAGAAATGGAGGCTTAATTTGGTCAGGCTTTATCATTCCAGATGGATGTCAGGAAGCGTTCACCTTTGCACCTTATCCGATTTCTGTAAATGCCGTTGATGGTTTAGGGTTGCTTAAAAATCTGTCCTATGTTCAGAATGATGGTAATTTCTATTTAGGTAAACAAAGTTTTATTGAGGTTATAAATGCTTGTCTAATACGATTAGATGCTCCTAGTTTAGTTCTTAATACTTGTGTTAATATTTATGAAACTAGCATGACTCAGGGCAATTCATACGATCCTCTGGCATTGTCTTTTGTAAATAGTGAGCGTTATATAAAAGATGACCAATTTACTCCAATGAATTGCGAGGATGTATTAAGGTCAATACTAGAGGAGTGGACTGCGGTGATGATACAAAGCGGTGGCGAATGGTATATTTATAGACCAACTGAATTGGCATTAAGTGGTGATTTAACATTTAGAAAATATTTAGATGGGCAGAGAATATATGATCAGCCTACTGTTACGATTGACTTAGATGCTACTTTAGGAGGTGAAAGTGAAGGCGTTATTTTATCGCCTTACTTCCATATCAATACCGACCAGATGAAAATGATTGATAGACCATATAAAAATGCGTCTATGGCTTATCTGTATGGTAAACTTGAGAATACAGATGAGAAATTAGCAAATCCAAATCTAACAGGCGCAGGGCAAAGTTGCGGAGGTGATCCGATTGGTCCTTGTGATAGCGTGACTATTCCTGGTTATACTAAAACAGGCACAATGTATGCAGGTTTAAATCCAACTGGTGGCGTAGTCTTTTATTCAGATGGAGGTACTTATCCGACATTGACTAACTATTATCAAAATAATAATCTAATACCTGTTACGGCTAATTTTACAGTTCAAGAGAGATTAAAGTTTATCATTGAATATGAAAATTTAAATCCTGCTTTGACTACTGATATGAATTTTGTCATTAGTTTATTTGATGGATTAAGCACCTATTATTTACAGGCAGATGGAAGTTGGGCAAATACTCCAGGCGTTCCGGGAATAAATTATTATCAGATCAGGTCAACAGTTGGAGGAGGTACGGAAACAATTATATCCAATGCTGTTCCAATTAGCGGAAATGTTACTTTTAGAATATTAGCACCTTCAGGTACTGTAAATGATATAGTTTATACTCGGATTTCTGCTTATGTATTTTTAGACTTTGGAGATGAGATAGGTGAGATACATACGGCAACACAAACAGGTAAATTTACTTTTGTGCCTGAGACTATCAATGTATTTAATGGTGATAGTCCTAATGTAATGTACGTTGGTGCTATTTATCAGGATGATGAGGTTACTTTAACAGAACGATGGGTAAGGCGTGGATTATCTGAGAGTATATTAGCAGAGCCTTATGAGGTTAATAAGGAATTTCTAAGGATTGCGGTTGAAGAAAAACAAAGGTTATACGCAGGACCATTTGTGCGCTTTGAGGGTTCTATATTTGGCTACTTTAACCCATTGCAGAGGTGGACTATAAATCTTATTCCAGATAGCTATTTTATGAATTTGAGCCTAAACTATGATTTGCAACAGAATATCTGTAAAGCAGTTTTAGGCAGGATTGTAAATGAAGAGATAGCTTTAGATTATGTAAAAACTCCAGACTATGGAGCAACAACTCGGGTAACAGTAAAAGGAACGCCATGATGCTATTTATAAACGATATACCTGTAGGGTGTTTAAGTTCTGTGAGTAGATCAGAGCAGATATCTTTTATCGGTACTTGCAAGACTACACAGTCAGGCGCTCAGACGCAATTAGGGAGGCTCTACACCTACTCAATTCCATTTGAAGGTGTTATGACTACAGATAACAGTATAATGTCATGGACAGGCTTAAAAGCGTTAGAAAGAATTAAGGTAAATTGGGAAATTGTTGGTCCTGATATTGAAGCAGGGCAAGGATTTATTGAGAATCTTGAGATATTAGGTGAGGTTACAGATTTTATAAAATTTAGTGGGAGTATAACAGGCTATGACTAATTTAATGCTTTACATCAATGACTTGCCAGTAGGTTGCTTATTAAGCAATAGCTTGAGCGAATCTATTAGTTTTATTAAGACTTGCAAAAGCACTGAGGAAATGGGACAGAAGCAGTTAGGTCAGTTGCATTCTTATTCTGTAAATTTTGAGGCGGTTTATGCCGTAGATCAGGCAATCATAGGATGGAATGATATTAAGGATTTAGGCAGGTCTAGGAAGATGATGGATTGGTCTATGGTAAACTTAGATACAAACGAAGGAGATGCAGGAGAGGGATTTTTAGAGAATTTGGAGATAACGGGAACATCAGAGGATTTTATTAAATTTGCAGGAACGATAACAGGATATGGAGCAATAATTGATTCTAATCAAATATTCTACGTTTGGGCATCTGATACTGATACCTATGTTGATAATGGCGGTGATGAATATGTACTTGTAAATTAAAAGATATGCCAGTAATTAATGGAGTTTATTTAAAGGATTTTGCTGCTTTACCTAGCGCAGTAGTTGATGCAAACATCATACCTATTGCCATTACAGGCAATCAGATAGCTTACAGAACAACTGTTGGAGGTATTGTTACGGATGCTAGAGTAACAAGTAAGTTACTTACAGGCTTATCAGTCACAGGTGGCGCTATTGCGTCAACCGATACTATCTTACAAGCATTTGGCAAAGTCCAGAACCAGATCAATAGCAAAGTGAGTTCAGTTGGCTTAACGATGCCATCGGCTTTTTCGGTTGCTAATTCACCTATAACAAGCGCAGGGACATTGGCAGTAACGGCAGCGGGTGTAGCATCTCAGTACATTAGAGGTGACGGAGCATTAGCTGATTTCCCTACAAATGGGGGCGGTGGCTCATCGGTTTCCTATTATCTTAACGGCTCTGTTAGTCAGGGTACAATAGGTGGCAATGCCTATTATGATCC